GCCCACGGCACTTTGTCGTAATCGTCCCAATAAGCGATGATGGGGATAAGCGGCTGTGGAGGAGCGTCATCGGTGAAATTATATGCGCCTGTCATCCACAGCTTGGCGGCGTAGTAGGTGTTGGAAGTTCCCCTGTACGACTTGCCGAGGTTTGCCGGAGTATCGTAAATCTGCCAGTTCCAGCCGTATGCCGGAAGCCCCAAGAATATCTTATCCGGCGACATCACCTGTGTGGCATAATCATAAATCCCCTCCAGCCAGCTTCGCGGCGAGACGGGCCCGGGCGCAGAGCCTGCCCACGCCATGCCGTAACTCATGATGGAAGCCGTATCGCAGTAAGCGTTTAAATCGGCATACACGCACCAGTTCTCGCCGCCGACCGAGCCATTAACGGAGGTCATACCGGGCAGGCAAATGTTGACCAGTTTGGAGGAGTTATAACTTTTCACGGTGTTGTAAATATCCCTGAACAGCGTGTTCGCTGTGTCCCTGTTCTCGTATTCGCCGCCATGCTCCAGATCGATATCCACTCCGGCGCACCACGGATATTTCTGCATAATACGCACAATCTCCGAAAGGAACTTCGTTTTCGCGCCGTCCGTGTTATTTCGGAGCGCGGTGAAGATGGAAGCCGTGCCGTGGTTCATAATGGTCAGCAGCCATTTAATGTGCGCCCATTTATTGATATATGTCAGCATATTGCTTATACTTGTGCCGGTTTCGGTAATCGTGCCGGTAATATCCACCTCGAACGTAAAAATACCGACTGTGTCCAGCCGGTCACCGTAGTCCCGAAGCGCCTGATACATCCGCGTGTTGCCCATGAACGACCACACCATACACCGTTTGCCTTTCAGATAATCCCTGCTCATGGCCGTTCATCTCCCTTCAACATTTCGCGGTATTCAAAGTATACACGCGCCGATTTCCTGTCCTCCAGTATTACTTGATGCTTGCTGTCATGGGCGGCGGTGTATTGGTAAAATCCATTTTTTGTAGTTGCCACGCCGTTTTTTAAGCACTGCCGCTTACTGGCAAGCAACGCAAGCTCATCACCGGCGTTCGCCGCCGCAAGAAATGTGACGGCATGGGAACCCGCGCCCTGCGAGAGCGATATGCTTCCGGCAGCCATGTCTTGGATAGGGTAAATGTAACAGTCCAACCCTGATGAGGTGCCGCCATTGTCAACGTGAGCGGCTCCGTCAGAAATTCCGCTGAGATTGAAGATGATAATGGTGTCACCTGTGCGAACTACACCGTTGTGGTACCGCGCCGGATTAGTGGAATTCTTCAGCATAGTCGTGGTGTGCGGCGTGTAGCCGGTGAGCCTGTCGCCCTCCTGAAGCTGAAGGTCGGTGAAGTATATAACTCCGTTGCAGTCTGCAATCAGCGGACGCAGAGTAACGCTGACCACTCGTTTTTCTTCCTTGACCTTTATCGTTTCCATGAAGCGTATGAAGTTGATCGCCACCGCCCGCACCTCCTTTTCGGCAAAGAAAAAAGACCACCGGAGTGATCTTCAATCAAATCAAATAAGAATCATTTTTTTACATACCGTTCCGAGTCTGAATCTTTTTTTCCGATATGCTCTACATTTTTGATTGTTCCGTTCGCTACATTGTCAAAAAGCCATCTGCCAAGCAAGGTTGGAGGGGTATCTATTAAATCTCTTAGAAAAAACTCGGTCCCCACCTGGAGAGTTTCAATCTTCTTTACCATTTTCCTATAAAGATCAGCATAGGTGCTTTTTCCTTGCAATGCTCTGGCTTTACATAACTCAGCTATATTAGGATAGCCTTCAGATGTAGCTTCCGCTGTCAATTGTGCCTTTTCGGCATCAGAAATTGTGAATTGCACTCTGTAACTCATGATTGTTTCCTTTCAGTATTGATTTGTGAACAGACTTCTGAACACAAATCTATAATACCATAAAGATTTCATAGATACAAGAGTTTTCACCAATTTTTCATTCAACCTTCACCCATCCAACGTCCACGCAATCTCGCAGACATGACCGACCCATCCGGTGGCGATGGTACCGGCCTGCAGCATGATATCGGTAAAATAAACCTCTCCGGAGCAGTTCGTGATGCAAAGCCGGATGGTGATGGAGCGCAGCCTGCCGTAACCCTTGGGCGAAGCATCCCGCGCCGTATGTTGAAAATATGCCATATATGCACCATCCTTCCTCTAAAATAAATCAATTTATCTCGAATTCAAAATTATCAATAAAAATAGCTGGAGCATAGCATCAGTCGTGTTTGGGGTAATATTTTTCGTGATAACTTTTACTTAGCATGAATTCATGCTAAATCAATAAACCGCGTTTCGGTCGTGCCGTCCTCGTATTCGAACACTACTTCGATGCCGACCTGACCGTTGGTTCCTTTCTGCAGGTTCTCGGAGCCAATCTGCGCTGAAATCGTATAGTTACGCCGGGATGCCGGATAGACCGTCTGCGCCATACTCTTTGTGCCGGACACCCCGACCGCCTTGAAAGAAGCCGTGCCGCTTACGCCGTTTTCAGCATCCACAACAAATCCGGAGTTCTGCCAGTAAGCGAAGCCGTCATCGGCACGGCTGTTCCGCAAATGGTTAAACGGCACCATGTCCTTGACTTCCTGCTGGACAACGCTGGACTGGTCAAGCTGGTCAGCGGTCGTGTCGGATGATGAGTCGCCCAATTCGCGCAGCTTACTGGAAAGCTCCAGCACCGTTTTCCACGGCTCCTGCAGATTGTACTGCCGCCCGATGATGCGCGTCCGGATAGTGAGGTTCAAATCTCGGTCGTCCACCGTGACGATATCGCCAAGCGCCCAATCCTCGTGTTCATAGCCGGTCAGCACCGACAAGTCCATAGCCGACAGCACGTAGGAAACGCGCGGCTTCGAATACTCGGCAAGACGCATTTTAGCAAACTCCAGCATCTGGTACGGGTTCGTGAAATTGGAGCAGTCCAGCGTGGAAACCCGTACCTCGGAGGAATAAGTGTAATCCTCCACATACTCCTTGCCGCCGTTGATAAGGGAAAAGGTCATGCCGTCCTTGCCGTAAGCGTACAGTCTCGTTACCAAAGAGCGGGTATCAACCACCCGCTTGATGCTGTTGAGGTTCTTTCTGTAAGCGAACAGCGCGCCGGATTCCTTGCCGCTGAAAGTCAGCAGATGCACGATTTTGTTGCCGTTGTCAAAGACAAGGTCGCCGCCGTGAATGTCCTGTACTTTTCGCAGAATCGCCAGTGCGTTCTTTTCCTCACACTTCCATGTCCGAAGCGTGGTTACGGTGACCGTACCGAGAGACCAGCCGGTACCCTGCAGGGCATAACGCATGGGAACATCCGGCAGGTCGGCGTTGTATTCCACCGTCTGCTTTTCAGCAGAGTAAGCCAGATCATAGAAAGCGGCCTCGGCGTACACCGATGTGACCGCGCTGCCGCCCGAGCCTTTTTCGTCGGTGATGGTGCGGACGCGGTAGATGTCGCTGACAATCTGCACAGCCTTCTCATTATCCAGCGTCAGCCGCTTGGCGTCGCTGTACGGCAGCTTGAATTCCAGCGTATCCGCGCCGTTGACTTCACCGGTGACGATGATATCGTAGGCATTTTCCAGCACCGACTCCCACGCACCATTTTTATCAAGAACCATCGGGCGCGCGAAGCCTAACCGCTCATAGGGAGGCTTAGGGATATCGTTTAGCTGTATGTCCAGCAGCTTTGGCGTCAGTGAGGTATCGGAAGTGGTCAGTGTAACTCTATATTTAATGTAGGAACGGTTCGGAGAAGCTAATTCGCCGTTGCTCCCAACCGACTGCCACGCCGACCAGTCCTGTAAATCATCCGAGGTGGACGTTTCAATAAGGCTGACTGCCGTTGTCCCTGCCGTATATTCACTGGTGACCGACACCCGGCCGCTGCCGGAGAGGGAGCAGGGAGCCGCTGTGGTTTCCAATACGCCGCTCTCGGCATATTTACTATCCGTCCGTTTCAGAAGCACCGCGCCGGGTTCTGTCAGCGCGTCCACGTCTGCGGACGAATCCGCTCCGTTGCCGAGCATCGCCTGACGAAAATATACCGCCAAATCTTCAATGGTGAGCTTGCTGTCAATCTCAAAAAACCAGTCGTCAAAACCTCCGGCATACCAATAAGTGTCCGTGTGGCGTCCCATTTCAATGTTAGCCACACAGGATGCGTTCAACACTCCGGTAAACGTCCGGACGGGAGCCGTCCAGACCGTACCGTCAGCCCTGTTGCAGAGAATCATCTGTGAGGTTTTCGCCGTAACCCCGATAATAGCGGCGATAAAATACCAGCCGCCGTTTACCATAGAGAAGTCCGGTGTTTCGTTCTGGTCGAGGATTAATGTACCGGAGGAATTGTACAACATCATGCGCGGCCTGCCACTGTACAGCGATATATATATAATCGGCTGTCCGGGTCCGTTTCGTGTATTGAAAATCGGCGTGTAGGTGTTGCCGACCGAATAAGTGGTAGGGTTTATCCAACCGCCAACGGCGATTTTATCCCCAAGGTTACTAAAGAACGT